CCGCTCCCGTTCCAGCGCCGCCTTCTTCTGCGCCAAAATTTGCTCTTGGAGGTCTGGGAGTTCCCAAATAGTCGCTCGCCAAATGAGCTGGGGATGTTATATTATTCCATACCGTTTCCGCCCCTTTTCGCAAAAAGTTATTTGCTGCGTTTCTTTTTGTAAGATATTGTTGTTCTTTAGGTACATCTTTACCGTAAGGTCTTTTTTCAGAAGCAATTTTATTTTCTTGCTTTTGAGGCTCGCCCGTTATTTCCGCGAATTGTTCTGGCGTAAGAGTAAATGACATGTCTATTTCCCCGGAGGTGAGAATCTTTCAAGAGATGTTATCGCTTGCTCTCTCGTTAATTTTGGGTTTCGCTTCATGAAATCTTTTATTTCTCCGCCGGTAAATAATTTAGTAAGCGGTTTTTTCTCAATATTCCCGGTAGTGGCCCCCGGCATATATCCATCTGGGCCTTGATGTGTATTTTGATATGTTGGCAATTCTTTTTCGACAAGATTAATTGCCTGTTCTAGTCTAGATTTTGCGCGGCCGGGGGATGTGGACCATAAATTATCGTCCATTAGTAACTTTTCAAGTCGCTGCATAGCCGGGTTTGTAATGCTCCCTTTAAAATATCCTCTTAGCTGGTCAGCCGCTATATGTCTCGCCGAGTTAAATTTTTCTTGAGCTATAAGAGCGGGAGAATCTTTGCCGGTTAACATTGAAGTTAAGGCATCTGCTCCTTTGTTTAACGCGCCTCCAAGGCCTGTATATTCGTCGGCAAATCGAGAAAAGTTATTTTTCAAGTCTCCTACAGTTATTTCTAAATTAACGCCGGCTTTTGAACGAGACCTGTCTTCTGGATCTGTTACTTGCTTATTGATGTAATTAGCATATCTACCGCCAGCAACCTTCTGTCTGCCCATTTGATCTTGGTTCATTGCATTTTGTTGCGTGGGTCCCGGAAGTTGCTGTTGACCCATAGGCTGTTGAGGATAGCCTCTTGTAAAGGCATTTGCCAATGAGGGGTCTTGCGCCATAGAATTCGCTTGCTCTTGCGATATCTGCATAGGTATTTGATTAATATTTTGAGGAGCTTGTCCAAAATTTTGACCATTGGGAAGCAATCCACCCAGCACATTGTTTTCTTCCATCTGCGCCTTTCCTAGCGGTGTCAAATGTCGCCAAGTGTTTTTCAAATTATTAGCAGCGGATAACCTATATTGCCTCATTGCCTCTAATTGGTCTGGAGAATAACGCTGCTCGTTTAATTGATGACGAGCAACATCCAGGCCAAGCCTTTGTGGCTTTAGTTTATTTTGAATATCAAGGCCCTCGTTTTCTGCTCTTTGCCTTTCAAATCCTTGAAGAGCACTATAAAGACCAGCGCCATAATCAGTTTTAGGAATATTCATATTATCTTCCTCCCCTCGCTCCGCGCATCGCGTCCATTCCACTAAAACTCCCCCCAAAACCTTGAGGACCTCCAAATCCTCCCGTCAAGGCTCCCGTAGCCATTCCGATCATTTGTTGCCATCCCATCGCCTTCGATTTTTGGTTTTCCATTTCCGCCTGACCTCGGTTTCCAAAATCCTCAGCCATTCCATTGCCTAGGCCAATATAATTCCCAGCTATTCCTTGCCCCATGCTGTTATAACCTCCTGCAATTCCTTGCCCCATGCTCCCATAATTTCCAGAGACTCCTTGCCCCATGCTGTTGTACGCGTTACCTATGTTGTTCCCCGTGTTCATCATGTTTTTGCCCATTTGTCCAGAAGCGTTATGACCCATTCCGACCATTTCGCCTTGTCGGCCTAATCCGCCATTCCAAACATTCATTGCATTGTTTAAATAGTTTTGTTGATCTGCTGCTGTAATGTTTCTAGCATAATCACCCATATCCGCCATGTAATTTGTTCCGCCTAAGCCGCCGCCAGCAGAAGCTGCGTTTTGAATTGAATTTTGCCCCTTTGCCATTTGCATTTTTGCCCATGGGCTTTCCATGTAGCCTGACATTTGTTCGTTGATAAATTTATTTGGGTCTAACATGCGCTGATAATTTTGCATGTAAGGGTTTATTTCTCCTTGACCCGAAGTTTGGTATGGTTGAAGGCCTTGGTTTGCTTGTTGACCATACTGCCTAAACGCATCAATTCCTTGTTGACCATATTGCTTTAAAGCATCAATTCCTTGCTGACCGTATTGCTTTCTGGCATCAATTCCTTGCTGACCGTATTGCTTCAAAGCGTCATTTGCTTCCGTTGTATAGCGCTGACGCTCGGCCATTCCCTTTTCAATGTTTCCCATCAAAGATTTGGAACCTTTTTCTTGGCCGCCTGAAAATAAATTAGTAAGTTCGCCGAACATAATGATTCTCCTACGTTAACGTTAACGTGATGGATTTTTGAGCGCCGTCAGAAAATTGCGCACTAATGATTAATTGATAAGTGGGCCCTGGTGCTATATTTTGTTCAACTGTAAAAACTGCCGTGCTTCCTGAAATGACTTGGTTTAGCTGTGAAAAAATATTTGATACGGATGCATGGCATTGATCTAGCCATGACTGGAATTCTTTTTCTGGCTCGCGATTTTCTTTGACGATAGTGTCAAATATCTGCGGCAAGTCTAAATATTCTGTAACAAAATCAACTGGGGCAGGAGTTGCCATAAATCACCTATGAAGGCTGAACCACGTATTTAATTGATGCCCCAATAATCGCAAATGGAGTCCTGTTGTAATTTTCAATCTGAAAAACAAAATCTCTTCCTGTTCCAAGCATTCTGAATATTGCGCGCTGACGATACTTTCCTATTTCTCCGGTTGATTCTTTCCTGACAACTTGGAATGTTTTCCCGCCATCTTTTGAAACTTTTAAAAATACAACTGGATCAAAATCAGTTTTAGCCGCTCCAGGCGCGATGATTGCCTGAGATGTATAATTAAACGCCTCTCCTGGCAAACAAAATATTTCAATTTCATTGATGGTTATTTTTCTTCCGCTGGGCTCAGAAAATGGCGCTGTTACACGCATCTTTCTGAACGGAACTCCGTCATTGTCGTAATAGTCATCAGACAGTTCGTAAATATTTCCGTTATTATAAGCGCCAATGTAATGTTTCCCCCCCGTGGCTTTTGGCCCAAAATATTGGTGCACTTGCATTAATCTTCGCGTTCCAGGTAAATCTTCTGCCTCAGACCATCTCCCCGTGTCTACGTTATAAATCCATGTTGCCTGCGCCGCAGTGAAACTAATTTCATAAAAAATATGACCGCTAATTGAGTAAATCATTCCGACGGCATCGTCTGGAGACCGATACTTTGAAATTATTCTCTCTAAATCAGAGGTGCTGATTCTTTGAGGTCTTGTTCCGTCCGTCATCATTATTTTTGGCGCTCCGTTTGACGGAGATGAAAGCCAAATCAAATAGCCGTAATCATTTGCAATGCTGTCAGCAGAGTCACACCCGTACTGAATCAGCAAATTATTATCTCTTCTAAACCCAAATCCAGGGCTCCCGGCGTTATACCAGGTTTCTATAACGCTATTTCCGAACACAAAAACGCGACGGTTTAATTCTGAAAGAGCAATAATGTTGTCTGCGCGAGTAGTCAGCGCCTCTCTTTGAACCTTGCCATCTGAACCTCTCCATACAACACCATCATTTGGGTTTATGTTTCTATAAAAGAAATTGCTTTCTCCTTGCGAAACAAGAAAAAACCCATCTTGAAAAACAACGTCATTTGGGCTTGTTGGAAACCCATCGTAAACAGACATATCTGTAAATGTATTGTCTGAATTTTTATATAGCCAGCCTTTAGATCCATCCACAAAAATAATCTGTCCGTTAATGTTGGAAGCAATCCCAACATGACCTACCGATGTCGTTAACGTCCCAATTTGAGTAACCACAAACGAATCTGTGTTTATTCTGAAAACCCGTTCAGAGGCCGCCCAATAAACGTAATACGTGTTGTCGGTTACGTTTCTGTATGAATCGTAATATGTGTCTCTGGAATTTGCAGCCCCCACAAGAGACTTCACAAGCTTCCTACCGGCAACAGGAAAAAGGGCTTTTCCTTTTTTCCCTTCCTCATCAAACTCTTCGTATAAATTTATAGTTCTTTGACCGTCAAAGCGAGAGAATCGACTTTGCTTGTCGCTCCCAACAATGTTTAATTCTGCAACTATCTCTTTAGAGGCCGTCATAAATCGCAAACAATGATTCGCGGTTTGCCGCGTCATCTGTAGTATGAATCGTAAGATCTAGCGCTATTCCCGCTCTCATTTCCTTCAAAAGTTTTTGATATTCTGATTCTTTCAATTCATCCCAATTAGATGTTCTGTTGAAAACCATGCAAAGTTCTCTTGCAAGTTGATATCGCAAGTATTTGTAATAAAAAGGAGGTACATTTAAAATGACTTTTTGAGGTTGAAAATCATCTAAATCAACCTTACATTTTAAGCTTGCTGTAAACGCTTCTTGCGGCGACGGATAAAAAGTAATGGAAGAAACTCCGACATTGTTCTCAAGGTAGACAGCGAAGGGCCATCCCGTGAATAAACTGCCGCTCCCATTTAAAACGCGATATCTTTCGAACTGATCAAACGCAGTAAAGACTTTAATCGGTCTATAAAGGTTCTGATATTTAATTCCCGCGAATTGAATGCTAATTATTCTGTTGGATTGAAAATCAACGTCAGGAAGAGTACCGAAAGTGTACGTTTCTTTCCCGGCTATTAATTTCCATTCTTTAGTCGTATAAAATGGCACATCCGCACCCCCGGGAGAGGAATGCAGAGTGTCATTCAAAAGGCTGATAGCCATAGATGTTTGACCATCTGACGGCGTAGATGTTTCGTCCCAAGCGCCGGACAAGAAGAACGATCCTCTAATTATTTCTTCTACTGTCACGGACAACATCTAATAGCCTCTTATGCCGATTTTGCAGGACTATTCGTCAATTCTTTTTTCTTCTTTTCAAGCGACTTTTCTGTCGATTTCAAAGATTCAAAAGCATCAGCCGCTTCTTTTGGGCTCGAAAACCAGCCAATTTTATTAAAATCAAGCATGTCCATTTCTCTAATTCGCTTATGTTCTCCGTCTTTGTTATAAGCAAGGCATTCTCTATTCTCGTCATTGACGGGCTCATTTCTTGCTGAGAATGGCTGCGCCGGACCTGACACTCTTTGCTCGCCAATTTCATCTCTTGGCGCTAAAAAATGGGCGAATCCGAAACCATCTCTGAATACATCTTGTTGTTTCATACGAGCTACTCCTAAAAAATAAGAGGGGAGAGCATCCCCCCTCTAAATCAACTACCTTTATGCACCTACAAGTCGTACGCCGAACTGAGGATTACAAAGAGCTCCCATCAAGATATCGGCTCGGTCAATGTCTGTCCCAGAGCGGATATCAGCACCCATTGATACGCGCAGAGAAATCCCCGTCTTCGATTTCGACGTATGGCTTTCTACGGTTGCGCGATTTAAAGCAGCTAAAGGAGGCATTGCGACATACAAGAAGTCTGGCGCGAACACGTAACCTACTCGGTGAGTTTTAGCTAAGAACAAAAATTCATTCGCCAAAATTGGAGCACTCACGTTTTGATAAGGGCTTGTATTGTCAGAAATCACAGCGGGTGAAATCTGAACGGTAGATAAACCACCAGACACTACCGTAGCGTCAGCCACGGCGACGAATGTCATCGGAAGACCCGTTGCGACTCGGCTAACTGGATTTACGCTCTGCGTTACACCCATTTGTATAATGTCGCCTTGGAGGAATGGCACAGTTCCGTTTGTTAGGCCTTTAATGACTAACTGAGTATCCCCGGAACTAACGTTTGCGTTAATCTGACCAGCCGCTAAAAATCCTGCGAATGAAGTTGTATTAGTACCGTCACCGACGCCTGCTACATGAGTTTGCAGAAGAGGCGATTGGTAATACTTCATTCCGAAGAATTTGCCTTGATAATTGCGCTGAATGATTTCTTCGCCAATGGTGGGAACAAATTTGCCGGGCAATGAGTTTTCGATAGCTGCCCCGGTCAACGGGTCAATAACCAAACACAAATCATCGGTTGGTACGCCTAATTGGCGAAGCGTTGATTTTGCGATGTTTAATGTGTCGGTTGTATTGATTCGCACACCCGGAGTTCCAACAATTATGTTGGATGCTAATAACTTGCTAATAGCTAAGTTTTCAGCAGCTTCCGCTAAATTGATTAACATTGGAGCGATGTAGCGGTCAAAAACCACTTTATCGTCGCGAATGTTTAAAGTGTATTCAAATGCGGAAAATTCAATCGCTGCGTTATATTGCTTCTCAACGGTTAATCTGACGGTGCGGTCGATTAGATTTTGAGGGGTAATTGCAGCGCCAGTACCGACGGTAAAGTTATATGGCAAGCGAATGTCGATGCTTTGACCTGCAGCATACTTTTCCTTCGTAAACATGTCGTTAATTGCCATGTTTGCGTTTTCAAGAAACCCCAGCTTGTTCATAAACAAAGCGAGGGACATGTCTGATACGTATTGTGTAGTTTTAAGGGTGTTGGTACTCATTTCGGATGCCTCAAAGAATCTCAGGAGGCATCCGAAATATCGGTCTACCTACCTGCGAGAGTTTTTCTCATAAAATCGATGGTGTCAGAGGAAACAGGACGCGTAGAGCCGCTCGGCTTTTCCTGACGAATAGGCGCAGGAGTAGGGGAGATTGGTTTTCGGGCCTGTTGATTGTTTGACACGGATAAATTAAGTTTGGTGAACTCAAGGGCTTGATCGATAGGATTAGACAGTGAAGCAATCCTTTGTAATTCAGCTTTTTGAGTTTTTGCTAGGCGATATATGGTCTGAGCCGGTGAAGAAGTCCGTTTTAAGGCTTCTAGCATCGATTGAGTCATAATGCCTGGCTGAAGGACTACGTTTTCGAAATCAGGATGTTCGTCCCTCATATCGTCGTAGTTTTCATTGAACCGTTGCTCAAGTTCAGCGTCCTGTGTGTTGTAGAGATGTTGCTGCTGCTGCCGCGTCTCAAAATGCTGCTGCTCAACTTGTTGCTGTTGGGCTATCTGCTGCGCCTTGAGAAAGGCTGCTGCCATTTCATCTATACTGCCGCCATAAGAGGCGGCCTCGCCATTTTGGGGAGGAGCTGAACTAACGTGACTGTAATTATCAGCTATTTGTGCTCTAATTTCAAGTAATTGTTGATTGACGGCGCTTAATTGTTCAGAGCTTCGTCTTCTTTCTCTTGCTATTCGCTTGTTGACCTTCTCTTCGACCGCTTGTTTAAATCTAAGGTCTGAGTTGTCGGGTTCCTTTTCTTCGGTTGATGCGATATCAGGTTCTTGAATATCGCTCTCTTGGTAAGTCCCCTCAAATGCTTCGGGTATTTCTGATATTTCCGGCTCTGCCATCACTTCGTCAATAACGTCATTCATCTGTTCTAGCTCTTGCATATATTAGGCTCCGAATAGTTTGTCTGATTGTCTTAAGGTTTGGTTTACTAATTTGTCCATATGTGACGATTGCTTGAGACTTGCTTGCGTTCCAAGTTCGTCATATTTGAACTGTAGCTCCATTAACGATTTAGAATTATCGTTATTCATTTGCTCGCGTTTTAACTCGTCATCCATTTTCGCTTGCATAATCTTAGCTTCCATTTCCAAGGTCTTAGCTTGCAGCTTCTTGTTTTCTATCTCAAGCATGGATTGCGTGCGCATTTTCTCATTTTCCATTTGCTGCATCATTATCTGCATTTCTGGCGGCGGTCCTTCTGGCTGTTTAGGCTCAGGCGACTTTCCTTCTCCCGCAGAAATCACGTCGGGGGGGATGATGGTTTTTAGACGGCTTGCGGCTATGCGAGCATCAGTTCCCATGAGAATTGTTTTTGCCGCCATATCGGCCAGCAAGTTATATGACTGGGGGTTCATGCTTAAGAACTGGACCATTCTTGCTGAAGCTTCTTGACGTTGCTTTTCAAAAGAAACTGCCGCGTCAATTTTGATATAATAGTTTCCTTCTTCTATGTCATTACTTCCGTCGTTAATTAAGAATGGCGACGTTCTTCCATCATCATTTTTTAAGTTTAATATTCTTCGAGTGTTAAATACTTTAGGGATGGCGGAAAGGATAACTTCGCCAGCTTGAGCAAGACCTCTGTTTAATGCACTGTGAATAATGAACGTTGATTTATTGCTTTGCGATATCCCCGCCCCAGAAGTGAATCGAGACATATCGCCGCTGGTATCTCCTTTGAATGAGTCATAAAGACCTAGCGTTGTCTGCAAATCCGCATTTAGCATTTGGTACATGTTAACAATCGATTGATTGATCGGCTGAGGTTCAACAACAATGGGAGGCAGAATTCCAGGGACATTTCCGTAAACGAGGGCCCCCCGGACTCTTTCTGGATTCTTCCACGCCTCTAAGTCACTCGCCTCTAAAACTGATAGCTGCTCTTTTGCTACCATAAATCTTGTGTTTTGGGTTGTCTTCATCAGATACATTAACTGTGTAAATGTATAGTTTATGGACTGCTGTATATTTTGAGCAGACTTAAAGAAAGACCGAGTCAGCTCTTGACCATCGATAATATGAGGGTTTAATGGCACATAAATATATCCAAACCATTTTGACACCCATTCTGTTTTTTCTAAAATCTCATTTCCCGCTATCTTGAATACTTCAATTATGTAATCGTCAGCTTCCCTTTCTGCAATAGGTAATATTCCGCCTTGGGTTCCTTTTAGAAGCATGTTTATTTGCTCATCAGGCACGCCGGATAGTTGCAGCTCTTCCTTTTTTGATAAAATCATTTCCTTGTATTGCTGCTTCGTAAGAACTGAACCATCCTGCATCTGGTATAGTTTCTTTTTGAAAAATTTCTTTCTTTGATAGATTGCAATATGCAAAGAGTGATCAGCTACCCAGTTATCATCCATTCCTGGTATTGCCTCTACTTTTGGGTATGATTTCCCTGGGTATCGTTGTCTAAATTCTTCTTTTGAAATTTTAACGACCTCAAACGCATACATGCCGTCGCGCTTAGAGTCTTCTTGAGCGCTTGGGTCAAACCCAAACTTTAGGGGGTCTTTTGCGGGCTTCATAAACAATGTTTGGTTAAAGCTGTTTGCATTTTCGTAATCTGCTATCACTTTTAAAACGCCAAACCCGCCAGACATGGCGCATTCTGCGGCCACATCTTTTGCTATTTCAGCTTCGGGAGTGTCTGTAATTGACCTGACAATCATTTGATTTAGGTTTACAGATTTATCTATGCTTTCAGAGAATTGGTCATCAAGAACATCAGGAGCATCATCGAAAACGCGACCCACCTCCAGGTCGGGCCTGTTCTGCCTAAGCTCTCCCATGATGTTTCTAGCGTAGGCATCTAACTTCGGAGCTTCCAATGCTTTTTTGTTATATCGTTTAAATGATTTCTGGTCCTTGTTGTCCCACTGATTTACCCATAGGAACTCAGTATCGAATTTATAGCTAGCAAAATTCTTTGATTGAAAATCATACGACCGCGAGGCTCTCTTTTTGAATTCCTGGATAATGTCATCGTCAGATTCATTTTTTTCGTCTTTACCGACAAAATCTTCGTTTAGTTCCATTCGCCCACCTCGCCTAAGTTCATTTTGTAATCTGATTTCTTTATGGGCTTTCCAACCATCCCCATCACGTTGTATTGACATGCGTCATGAATGTCGGCAAATAAATTCTTTACGGGCTCATCGTCATAGCCTTTTCCATTTTCAGTTTTTATTTCTTTAAATTTATATCCGCTGATAAACCCTTCTCGAAGGGTCGGACAGCCGTCTCTGTCAATAATAAATCTTGGCGTTTTCCCGTCGACGCTGTCTCTCAGAACAGACCTCACGGCTTCCATTCTTGGGCCTATATAGTTTGAATAGGCCGGCTGAGCATGAACGCCTTTGGTCGCCAGATACATTCTGCAACTTGTTGCTGTAGTTGCTACTTTATTATTTCCGCTCGGGTCATCTGTTGCGTAAATTTTATGATTCGGGATATTTCGGCTTATATACGGCATCAAATGAATATCAACAAAAGAATTCCATCCCTGCTCTGTCGCTATTAACTCTTTTAAACATTGGATTTGGCCGTTTGGGGCTATTTGAGAAAAAATCACGCTGGGAATGGTTTGATAATCTATCCCAATAAAAACAGGAACATCTGGCATATATTCAAGGCCGGAAGTTGAGTGTCTATCATCATTGTATTCATGATAGACGGCTTTCCCGTCACCCGAAATTCCGTAATTCCCCATAAGCATAACGTTAATATGTTCTTCGCTTTGGCCTATAGCCGCCTGCTCGTAATAATTCGAAGGATTGAGATTTTCAAGGTTATCTGCCTCCGGGTTGGTAATGTAGGTTCCATCTTCCATTTTTAATAATCCCGGCGGCTGTTTAAATATTCGATATCCTTGCGTTTTCTTTTTTTCAAATTTTTCATAGAACCAGTGCTTTGTGGAAGGGGGGTTGGTATCAAGAAGAATAACACCATCAAAATCACCACCGACAACCATATCTTTTTTTGGAAATTGCCCTACACGCTGCTGAAGTCTGTCGACTACAATTTCAGGAACATAACGAATTTCATTGCCATACGCGCCTGTGAGCTCCAATGAATCAAGCTTTTTAACATCTTCCGCTCTGTCTAAAGCCATAAAATATACTTCAAGCTCAATAGGGCCATATTTATCTCTAAAGCATGCTTTATAATAAATGGGCGCATTCATTCTTAAATATACATTTCCCAATTTTCCGAACCAAGTCATCCACGTTCTTAATACTGTCGTCTCAAGCTCCCCGTATGTATTTCGTATGATCGCCCAACATGCGCGCCGAACTCCATCGTGACACTTCGGCATCTCTAACGTATGCCTCATAATTTTATTTATTTTTAGCGTCGATTTCCCAGACCTAACAGGCCCCACTGTCGCGATAACAAAATCTTTGCAATTATTTACGAGCTCTCCCGTTTTGGACGGTTTATAAATAATATCGTGCCGACCGTGAATAATAGTGCAGCCATCCTTTATTGAAATATCAATTACTTTTTTATCAAGCAATGATTTTTCGTATTTTTTATATAGCTTCTTAATCTCAGCGATTGTCGCCATTCATTTCCTTATCTGCCAATGCTGCAACTTTTACCATTAACTCTTCAAGTACCATTGCTTGCTTATCGCCGAAGTATCTGGGATTTAACTTTTCCATCTTCCACTTTGCCATATTGCAAATATGTGCGGCATCTTTTGCGTCACGATGACCTGCTATAGACTCATTGATCATGTCGGTCATGATGTCGTCACCGATATGCGTTTGGTCTTCCTTCGCATTGAAATACATTTTTCTGAAGTCTTCGCTCTCTCTTGCAAGCTTTCTAAATTCCCAGTATGGGATTTTGCTGCCGGCAAGAGTGATAGCGTCTTTAACTGTAATAAAGCTGCACGATATTTTTTCGCATACATCAGCGAAATTTTTACGCGTAGCTGTTATATCTTTAGTGGTATTTCGCGCCATTAATGACCGGCTCCGGTATCCTAGTTTTTCGTTTCGTCTTCCACTCTTTCGGGGGAAGCTATTTCGCTAGAATGTTCGTTGGAAAGTTGTTTTGAAATTTCATTTCTAACGGCATCGACCAATGGAAGGGCGGCAGCGCCAATCCCACGCAAAGCTGAATCAATAAGTTGATTTAAGATTGTTTCTGGAAGTTTAAAAAAGTTCATAATTTCACCTATTAACGTTTAATTGCTAAATGCTTTCTCTAGCTGCTCAAGAGCAAAGCTATAAAAGCCTGAAAACTGAGTTACCCATGTAGAAACAATCGTAAGTTCAATGTCCGTTAAATTTAATTGATGCGGCACTGCGCTTGCTTGAGCTTGCGCCTTTGACATAGCGTCCAAATTTACTTGATTCCCTTCTCTTGTCATTCTGAGAATATAATCTTGCATTTGTTCTGCAACGATTATGCCAGCAATCCCCACGGGCATATTATTGTAGTTAGATAGCTGAAAGTTTAAGTCTATAATTTTCATATTGTGCCGACTGTTTGATATGTTGCTGACGAAGAAATAAATCCATTGATTGATGAAGTTGTTGGCAAGATTGTTGCAGTTGAGTAAACTGCACCGAGCGAAATAGGGGTTGAGAATCCATGAATAAATTGCCCCCCCAAAGCTTGGAATGAACATGCCCCCGCACCCTGAAAGAATAGAATAGCTAAAGGTCGACGAAGGATAGAAACGTCAACTGTGAAATTGACAGCGCCAAGCGTTGTATCAATACATACAATGTCATCTGAAGCTAAATTTGTTGTGTTTGCGGTTATTGACCTTACTGATAATCCCATCGGAAAGCTAACAACCGTGCCATCGCTTTTTTTAACTTTGAAAGATAAAACATTTGTTGTTTGATTTACGGAAGGAGATATTTGACTTCCGTACATATTCGCATCAGGCATTACAGTCGAAGGACATCCTAAAATTGTCGACCCAAATGCGTGAAGATTTGCATTTGCAGATTGAGTTGTCGGGTCTAGACATATACCAACATTTGCCGCGAGGGTTGGTTGAATATGCAGATTTTTCCACGCAGAAAATGTTTGCGTATGTGCCCCAATTGTCGCTCGGCCATACAGATTCCCCGTAACGACTTTGTCGCCAGCCTGTCCACCAAAACCTGAAGCTATCCAGTTTACGGCCCCAGACCCAGCATTCTGGCTATTAACTACTAAAGGATTAGCAGAAACAATAAGAGAGGCGGCTCCGGCTGCCGATGATGATATAGTTCCGTTAAACGTGGTATTGCCTGCTGCTATAATTAGATTTGCTGCTGAATTTTGAATTGTTAAATCTACGAAGCCAGTTAAGCTACTATTTTGAGCTGCAATTGTTGCCTCGCCTGTCAAGCTTCCGAGCACCGCTTTATTTGTTGCCGCCCCGCCAAAAACCCCAGCCAGCCATCCATCATTTTTTATTACAGATAATTGGCCAAGGCCGCTCAATGTTGCAAGTGTTGTAGCTGAACCTAGAGCCCCCGCTGAAAAAATGTGACCGTGAATTGAATCAGCTGTATCTACATTATATCGTATGTAACCTACAGATCCGCCAACATCATCGAACCCAATTTTATAATCATCACTCCCTGTAAATAACGACAAACCTTTTCCGCGCGTCAATGTCCCTGAATTTGATATTTTTATACTTGATTCCGCTTGTAAGCGCTGCCAAAATCGGTGTATTTGATTTATGTCAGAACAATCATAATAAATTCCGTTTGTCTCGTAAGATATTTTAGTGTTAAATGAAGCTCCCGCATTATACAAAAGAATGCCCGTCATTCCTAACGCTGGAATAGGCCTTAAATAAGTTGATGAGGGAGCTATCTCCCAAGTACCCACTGTCGATGCTGTGCTTGTTATTTGATGCTCTATCCCTGATGAATCGAAGTAATATAAGTCGGAGTTACCAGCCGTTAGCTTTGAGTACAATTTCCCGCCTAGAGTGGGTATCGGCGGTGTTGTCGTATTTGACAAAAACATATCTGCCTCTACATGCAGAGGAGACTGCGCACCAACATTCGCCGCAAGATTTACGCTGACAGAATTTCCTAACGGGTTAAGCTTAAGCTCTGTTAATCCTGCTCCATTATAGTTTGACTGAACTAAACCGCATACATTTGCTAAGTCATAGCTTAATTCTATTCTCGCATTTGCATTTGAGGGTGAAGTAGCGTTTAACCCAGCAAAAACAACCGAAGCGGCTGAAGATAGATTTTGATTTATTGTTGAATTTTCAAGAAACGTTAACGTTTTGTTTGTTGCTCCACCGGAAAGAGACCATCCGGTCGCATTGTTTGTTTTTTGTACTATATCTGAAAGAATGGCAGAAAGTGGGGCTTTTCTAGCCGCAATTGGGCTCGCTCCAGGGAGCTGCACAACGGGAATCACGTTTGTCTGTAAAAGAGGGCCGCTATAATTGCTTAATTGATTAATCGCTAAATCGGCCATGTAGGTACTCTCTCTATATTAATCTGATGTTAAAATACTGCCGGCTGATCCTGAATCATCAACTAGCAACGAAAAGCTCGCCGCAGAGTCATTAATCAGCAGCAACCCCGGGCTCGGCGGAGGTGGGGTGTTCCCCGAGTCGCGCGTGAAATAAAAGAAAAAGCCTTGCTGGCTGTTAGGGACACCCAATCCGGGAATCATTTCTTTTTACCTAAAACTTTGTTAGCTTTTGCGTCAATTTTCTTTTCTTCTGGTTTACTCAGCTTACCCTTATGGACCATTTGCGTTGAGCGAGCTTTTGCATTCGCAGCATGAGACTTGTCGGGAATTGGATATTTTTTTTCCTTCGGAAGGCCGAAAGCAGAAGATGGGAGCTTGTTTCGAGCGGAAGAGGTGAGCTTTGCCATAGGGGTCTCAAAAAGCAATATTACCGAAGATATCAGCAATAATACTCTTTGATATGTTGATTGTCTACTGATTTACACAATAAAAGTCGACAATAAGAAATAGGTTTTTTTCATGAATTACCACCAAATGCCAAAAAGTTTATATCGACGAGCTCCCCATTCTGGCTCTTTTTCAAACCTAATTTCTTGGCAACTTATTACCCATAGGACAATGCCTTTTCTGTCTGTCCAGAAGTCTATAAATTGAAACGGCCTTATTTTTGGGCTATTTATCAATTTTCTTTCTGGCTGAAAAATTAAAAGAGAGCCTATGTTCATATGAAGTGAAGTGTATTTATCTAAAAATCCATGCAATTACCGGAACAAGAGGGCACCTAAATTTTGTTTAGTTTCATTGCTCATTATTTTTTCGGCTCTGTGGTTTCTTTCAGTTTAAGAAAAATTCCGCCTGTTGTAAGAATTGCGCCAACCCCACCCGCAAAATCTAGCGGATTAAAGCGGGCAAGGGAGAGAAAGGAGAGGGCGAAATAGGCAATGAGGGATAGCGCAAGCAAGATGCGACCTAGGTCGTAGGTCTGATTATCGATACCTGTAAATGCGTCATGTAAAAACTTCATTCCTGGATTATACCTATAGTCATGCTATAATTGTTGCATAATATAAAAAAGTGTTTTAACCGTTATATAGGAGCCTTTACAATGAAGAAATTATCAGAAAGCAGCAGTTTCAAAAGAAATGTAGACAGTTTTTTAGATGGGATGAGGCAGGCTTTTGTGCTTTTTCCGGAGCAAGATTATATCATCCCCAGTCGTAAAGATTTCTACCGTGACGCGTCGGCGTTGCGTGGCGACGCTTTTGTAGTTGCTCGCGAGCTTCGTAAGGAGACAGCGAAGCATGTCAAAAACAACTCGGACTGACATAAAATCAAAGCACCTCGATTTTACGCTTCATCAGCACGAAACAGATAGTCCCATCATCCCCGTTGTTCAGTTAGAAAAGCTTCATTCTTTTCGCCCAGACTTGATTGATTGGATTATTCGGCAAACAGAAATTGAATCTGATTACCGGAGAAAGGAAACCGCAAAACTTAATGGCTGGATATTTTTGGGGCGCTGTGTAGGTCAAGCTTCAGCTCTATGTATTGGGTTAGGCGGTATTTTTGGAGGAACGTATGCCGCAGTGCATAATCAACCGTGGGCTGGCGCAACAATAGCAACAGCAGCCATTGGCGTGTTAGCGGTGGCATTTCTAACGGGGAAGAGCCCAAAAGCAACCAATAATCAGTAATTTTTAACCTTTCCATCCGTTTAATTGCCGGTAACTGCGATTACCGGTAATTGTCCATTCCTTTATTTCCCAGTGCGGATAGTCTTTAAATGTGGCCCAATCTCCGCCCCACGCGATATTGCTTGCTATCTTCCTGCCTTCTTTCAGATTGTTTATTGTAGATTTAACAACGACAGACATCTCTTTGAATCTTTCTAGGTCATTCCAATCAACAGGATACGGTACAACGTCCACAGCATAACTAGGGTTGCGATTATGTTTACCGAAAGGAAAATGCAGCTGCGAAGTTCCCGCATCAAAAGCTTTTTCCTGATCTGCTTTATTTCGGAACCCACAGGTAACTGTACAATCATATGTTTTTATTACCTCGAAAAATAACGTTTGCAGGTCTTTGTGACACGTTATCAGATGTAGCATTGAAGACTTACTAAAGCTTGGCATTTACTGTTTTCCTTATTCTCCGGGTAGTTCTTTGAGTTTTTGGGTGTAGAGGTCCATAACTATTTTTTTTTGCACTTCCATATCAGCTAAGTTGTCGTAATTAATCGATATATATTGATGCTCTCCATCGCTGCTTATCCAGTCAAGCCTAATGCACTCTGAGTCATGTAAAATATCAGCTCCATGGCACAACCTAACGTTTGGGCTTTCATTATACGCAAGAAGATAGTTTGGAGTTAACTTGCTAAGTCTTGGCATTTTCTTTGATATCCAAAAGTGTCGATAAAATACTAATAATCTTTTCTAATTTTCTGCCACTTATTTCTTTGTCAATTTCTTGATGCTTTATTCTTATTTTATTTAGCAAATCATTAGATTCTGAAAGATATCTATCTTTAAGACTATTATATGCGTCATCCGCTGATTTTTCTTGTTTTTTCAAAAATTCCAATCTGTTGTTTGCGCAAATTATCTCAGCTTCAATGGTTTCAAATTTTTCAGACATCCGAATTCTCCAATATAGAACGTTATTCTTTCATGCTTTTCAATGGCGTCAATTATCTGCTGCGCCTCCTCAACTCCGGCATCCCTTAGGCCTTGAAAGTATCCTATATCTTCATGTCCGTATGTTTTTTTCAAATCAAAACCGAATGCTTGTAAAGCAAATTTTAAACTGCAAGCAAGATGCTTACCTTCAGGTTGCATTTTTCCCCTGCTATGAATGCGCCAAAGTATCTTTTTTAGGAATTTAATCATTAGAAGCAACCTCTCCCCTCAATAGCATCTGAAATCATTTTCATTAATTCACGCGCCGTTTTCTCTGTTAAGTTATATTCAAGCGCCGCGTTGCCCTTTATTATAGCTATATATATAGTTTTTGGGACTTCTATCTCCTGACGAACCCCGACACGAATCATCGGGCCCATAGCCTCCAGTTCGGCATCAGACATTACATGAAATTGAGCTTTATCACTCATCAAAACGGAATATCATCATCTGCATACGCTGGGGCTGTAGCTGTTCCACCTGAACTCGCTGCAGAATATCGCTTTGCATCTTCTTCGTAATCGCCAGCATTAGGCGCTTCTGGCGACGAACCAGCTCCGCGACTACTCCCAAGCATCTGCATTTCGCTTGCTATAATCTGCGTCGTGTAGCGCTCTACGCCAGCCTTATCTGTCCACTTCTTAGTCTCTAACTTTCCTTCGATGTAGACTTTAGAGCCTTTCTTGAGATATTGTTGACAAACTTCAGCTAATCTATTAAAGAGTACAACACGATGCCATTCTGTTTTTTCCTTCTGTTCACCGGTTTTAGCATCCTTCCATTTTTCCTGTGTCGCGACATTCAGGGTAGCTACTGCGACCCCGGTATTCATAGCGCGCATCTCTGGGTCTTGCCCAAGATTGCCCAGTAAAATTACTTTGTTTACACCTTTAGACATTTTTATATTACCTTTTTAATTTGATTATATTGAATAATTTCTTTTATTTCTTTGGCAAACTAAGAACCAATCCAAAATTCCGCTTCTCTTTGCGCTTTAACTCCATCATTAAACCCTTGATCATATTTAAGTTCTTCCGGATTTATTGTTCTGCGTCGGCAATCCTCATAACCTTTTTTATAGCCGTCTTTCCAAGCGAAAGATTCTTCATTAATAACTTTACCTTCTTCTGATTGCCAAAAATCATTTCGCTGTTTTTTGGTAATTATAAAATGATTAAGAATATTGGTTAATGCGCTAATACTTTCTTTTAAGCTTTTAAACGAATTAAAATTCATCATTAATGCTTTCCTGTAATTTCAGTTAATTTCTGTAGGGATGTCACAAAGCAACCCAGAAAAAAACGTCAAGGATTCCTCCATTTTCCGCCTAACTTTAAATTATTTTCTTCACGTTAAATATTCATCAATTACATTTATAGCTTCATTTGCACTATAACAAACCGAGACCTGATAATCTGCTTCCTTAAGTTTTTTTATCACAGAATCTTGAGAGCTCGACAGCTTTCCTTTTGCCGATTTCATCTCTATGAATAAGCCGCCCAACGTAGACCAAAAAAAACCCATATCTTTTGAGTTTAAAAAAGAAGTCGAGTATTGTTTATGCCTTGCGATAAATAAATCCGGCACCCCAGCCGTCACTCCTTCTTTCTTTAAGTTTGCTCCCTCTATAGGGTTTCTAGAGCCTCCATTTGGGATGGCGAAAAATAGAACCCCTGGATATTTTAATCGCAGATATTTCACGACGACTATTTGCTCTTGTCTTTCTGAAGATGATAAAATTGGTTTCATTTTTCGCTTAACTTGCTCTGAACATAAATTAGACTCAATAAGTTTAAAATTTTTCAACTTTCCGAAACAATCAATTACACACTATCGTTCTAACTTTCTTATTTATAACCCTGTCGTTTACTTTCTCCAGAGCTCTAACGATAGCCGCGGAATGCCTTTTAGGGCTATTAGATTGCAAAGCCAGCACGTTAAAGCTTTCTATTTCCACAAGAAATCTATCTATTATCCCTTGTTCAAATTTTCTTATAACTTGCTCTTCGCTCATATCTTCCTCTGAATATCAAAAGTAGGGTGGCTGCGGTTTCTTTTGTCCGTAAACCGTGATGAAAGGAATTAAACCTCTGCGCCCGCGTAGCGCCCGCTACAGCCATATTCTTTAGTGTAGTTCACTTTCTGCTGTGACAGCAGGAAACCTCATTTTTTTTATAACATCTTTCGCGCACATTGCTATTTCATCAATGGCTTCTTCTTTGTCAATAGCCTCTATTTTTGAGATTATATAAGATAAAGAAATCACCATCACTTTACAGCAATGGCCTCCGCTTTTCGAGTCAAGTATATTCAAAATAGAGCGTACATCGTCTCCTATATTCATTAGTGCAGCTCTCCAAACGATTTAAAGCCCCGGTTTGACGCTATTTGAGTTTTTATATCAGCGCACATCTGATCAATAATATCTTCTGCCTTTTCTAGAACTCCGACTTTTTCTAATGACCACAATAAGTGAACCAAGCACGTAGAAAGAACCATTAGTGCAGTCGCTCCATTGCCCTTTGCCGTGTCTGCTAGTATCTCAATAACCTTTTCTGAGCACGTATAAATACGCTTTTCAGCCTGTGTTAACTTTTTTTTCATAAATTTCTCTAAATGTTACAGAATAGTGTGGGCTAAATAAAAGAACAGCTAAGATTAAAATTAAGATTAAAGCTTCTTTATCCATCGTCATCCCTCCCGAAGATATAGCGACCGCTAAGTATGCCTGTTACGTACCAAATGAACGTTAAAGAAGCATAAAAAACCCCCTGCCACCATCCTTGACAGATAACTCCAATGGCAACATAGGTCAGAGGAAGAAAAAACAAACAGATTAACATGTAGACTACTCGATACCTGTCCCAAAACTTTGGCTTTTCCGCATAAAAATGAGAGTGCGCAGAGTTCATGATAATGCGCTGCCATTCCTGTCCCGCCTCTCGTTTTGCTTCGTTCATCTTGCGTCCTCCCATTCAAAAAGTATGCGCTTTCCGTGCTCGCCGAACCTGCTCCAAATGTTTTCGCCGATAGAGTCTTTGAAGCCTTCTGTCTTGCAATTTGAAATTAAAATTGTAGGTTTATTCTTTTCGTATCGCTCCCCGAAAATATCGTCTGTTAATTTACGTTCGTGGGGGCTATCAACTTCTTGCCTGCCTACCTCATCGATTATCAGTAAATCCGGGACTACAAAAGAATCCATTACTTGTTGCGCAGTTAGCGCATATTTATCGCGCGGGCTGTAGGCCCCCTTAACTTCCATCAGTAGACGATTAATAGTTCGACGTGTAACAATCTTTCCGCTTTCAGTTATCGCGCGAAAAATGCAAAACGAAAGATAAGTTTTTCCTGTGCCGTGACCGCCACTGAGCACAAGTCCTCCCCCGGTCTTCAGCTTTTCTTCAAAATTATCAACGTAGTCACGGCAAACTCTCAACGCTTTCAATCTGCCATTAACTGCTTTTTGTGGCTCATTCATCTTGTCCAGCCTGTAGTTCTCATTGAATGTGTCAAAGCCAGCATTTTGATAATGCGCCGGAATTTCTTCAAGTTTATTTTTAATAAAATTTGCAATTGCGGCGGCCGCGCACACCTCTTCTTTTATCTGACGCTCGCTTTTTGCGCAATGAAGACAGATGACAGGCTCACGAGAACCTATTGCAGGTTCGATCAAAGAATGCTCACATTCTTTTCTAGAGTCAGAAGTTTTCACTGTCATTTCCTGCTTGACTGAAACGCGATTGATATTTGTTAACTTTACGTTCATACTTACCTCTTACACTCGTCTGTGACGACTGAACAAACCCATTGCCCGCTGTTGCCTTGCTAGCAACATGCGGGTTTTTTTTGTCCGCGATTCTCTCTGTAACCGGCACATCGTAAAACGAAACGGTATACCAGTTTCTCTGCGCTATCTTGTCGTTGTCATCGCAAATTCTCACAATTTCTGCAACTGTAAGACCGCAAGACAACCAGCTTCTGAAATACTCGTCAGCTCCTCCGTACAAAATTGCCGCTGCGCCCGTCCGCTTGCCGAGCGAGTTAGGTCTACCCATTTTCGCGCGGTCTCGACCAAAATGATTTCGCAACTCTACGATGCGAGGATCTAAACCTACCCCCTCCACACCATTCAATTCCCTGAGCATACCGCTGCCAGACACCAGCGATAGCCCTGTCGACTTGCCCGGGGAGTCAATCGCCCCGCTGCCGGTGTGCGGGAATCGATCGCCCGCTGTGCTTCTCACCGTGTCGCTCTCGTCTGCGACGTACGTCCCTTGTCTGAATCGCGCAGGGGTCTTTGCCCCCGTTTCTCTGTGTTCGTCGTTCTGTGCTGTAGACTCTGTCTCGCTGTCTCGCACGTCTAAAACTTTTTCATTTGCCCCAATGAGCGCACATGCATGCACGCCCGCGTTTTGTTTATTTATTTTTGTATTTATATTTATATCTTCATTACATGTTAGCTTCTCAAAAACTTCTATGTTAGCTTCTATGTTAACTTCCCTGTTAAGCTCTAAAAGCACACCCCTTAAATCTTCATATAAATCAACGCTTTTCGATGCTTCTGTCCCTGTTAGGTTCCCTGTTAGGTTCTCTGTTATCTTCCCTGTTAGCTTCCTGTTAGGTTTATTTTGCCCAACATGAGTTGCCCTTGGTAAAATTAAAGACAAGTACTCATCTTTATCTTTGTTGAGCTTTATCACTAACCCATCTGTCACTAACCTTTTTATAGCTCCTCTGACTTTTGCTAATGTCGGCTTCTTGATTTCTAGCCCCTGCCTTCGGCCGGGAGTAACTGCTTTTAATAATGCGGCCCAAGAATTATCTTTACCTTTCAGTTGCATAGTTTCCCAATCGACTCTACGCCGCAGAGCGTGATACGTTCTGAATGACAAATCGTCAAGCTCTTCTAATGCATCAGCCTCCCCTTCTGAAATCGGATACCAATAGCCCGTCTTTGCATGTACATCGCTCACAAAAATACCTTTTAGTTTATAATGATTCCCCTCCCCGGCTTACTTTTCCACGCTCAATCAATATTATTTTTTTTGGACAGTTGTTTATTTTGTCACCATCTATGAATTAGTAAATTCCTTAAAAATTAGTTTTTCTGCTTGTTACTGTGTATAATTGCCGATATGCACGTTTACCGGTAAAAATTTTTTTCATTATGAATCAAGCACTTACATATCAATCACTTACGCAACTGCCGGTAACCTTTAATACCGGTATTCACCAGCAATTCCCGCTTTTTGTCAAGTTATTTAGATTTTTCGCTTCTCTCGGAAACCACATCTTTTTTGTTTTTTTTTGGCATTTTATATCTTTCATCAATCGCAACCTTAGCCTCTTTGTATGTTGCGTATTGAGCCAATTTAATTGCAGTCTGTGTAGGTCTGATTCCCGATTGAATGTGTTCGGCATTGCATTCGCACGCGATTCTGGCGCTCAAAAGAGAAATTGGGGGCTGGTGTCAGAGACTTTCCCATATTACCCCAGTATTGCCGCGCGCTGCTTGCTGCCTCTTGAGACCTTTGAACTTCTCTTTCGCTGGCTAGCTCTAAAGACTGTCGACAATGATAATACTGTTGAGAGCCGAGGGGAGCGCCAAGATTTGCACATTTCTGACGCTTTTCAGTCTCTATTATCTTCTCTCTCTCTGCTATCTCTTGCGCAGATAAGCACCCACTTAACAATGCCACCGAAATCGTTAATGAAATATATTTTATCATTTCTTTCCTCCAGAAGCTCTAGTGACCTTATCCGCCTTTTTAGGCATTTCGTAAATATCATCAAGGGTAGTGGGTACGCCATTAGATGTTGCATAAATAGCGACTCTTTTTGCAAATTCGGGCGATATATGGCGTATCCCTCTTTCCCATTGAGAGACAGACATAACAGTAGTTCTGATAGCTTTAGCGAGCACTGCCTGAGTAACTCCTAAATTATGCCTTGTCTCTTTAATTCGATTGTTCATAACGGGCACTATACAAACAGAAGACTTATAAGTCAACAATATCTATTTAAAAATAATTTAGATAAACCATTGACTTATAAGTCAGATGAGCTATACTCACTTCACAAGCTTAGTTATTCAGCTGAGCAAGCGGAGGATTTTCAAATGACAATTAGAAAGATAGTAAGCGCTAATAATTTAGATGCATTAACTGTAGTTTGCGAATTTGGTGAAAGAAATCAGATCTTCTATAACGCAGAAGAGTCCAATAAATCTCTGAAGACAGAGAAGATTAGAGACGATTCAAAGATTGATCAAGAAGAAATGCAAGCCGACTGAAATGTTAGCGAAAGGCTACTTCCCGGCAAGGAGGTAACCTTTCTTTGTGAAACACTTACGATAGACACTACGAGTATAGCTTGTAAGCATAAGTTATCTCAAGGAGAAAATTATGAAGCGCATTAAAAAGTTGTGGGTAGAGAATATTTTATTTAAGGGGCTGGCATCTATCTTTGTTGCGGCCATTTTGATTCGAGCTTGCGACATGATGATACAAAATTGGGTTTATGTTGGGTATACAGGAGGTGTGGCATGAGAACTTCAGCAGATATTAGCAGAGAGATTTATAACTTATTTTTAGATGATGAAGATAAGGAACTCGGTGACCAGCTTTTAGAAGAGCTTCAAAAAGAATGTTTCAGCGAAGGATTTAAGCAAGCTATAGAGCAAGGAGGTGTGTTATGAGAACAGTAGAAGAAGTGCGCAAAGAGCTTAACGAGTTTCTGCATAAATCAAACCAGGCATTCGATCGATGTATGGATACGGATAATCAATACTATGGTTTTCTTCTTGATGAACTTGAATTTGTTGTAACGCAATATGTTTATGACGACATACGTTTCCGACTTGACGGAGTGATCTAATGCAAACACCATACCAACAATATATACAACTCATTCAGATAATAGCTGATGACTTTGCGGAAAAAGGTTACACCGGAGTCAACGAATCTGACATAAAGAAACATTATTCAGTAGATGACTTGTTTGAAGTTTCAGGGCTTTATTTGATGACTTTATCTCCGGGCGATAGAGTTGAGTATCTAATAAACTCAGATGATATTTTCACTGTCGCAGATAAAGTTTCTTTGTATATGTCAAAGCCTGTGTCTTTTTTTGACAATGAAAAAGTATCAAAAATTCAAAATAGAAAAGATTCAATTTTGAATACAATATTTACTAGTTTAGTATCTCAGACGCTATTTTCTGTAATTCGAGACATTAACGATAATATTTCGTTCGGCCTTGATTCACGTGATTTTTATTTTCAACACTCAGAATCCCAACCCGCGCGCCAGTCTATCTAGGAGAGCATTATGATGTCAGATTTCGTACATTTAGAGTCTAAGCCTTACACTAAAAGCATTAGAGATAAATTGTCAGATTTAGATAACGAGATATCGTTTTCAGAAAGAAAACACGCTTTTTTTAAGATGCAGTCTGATAGAGCTTTCTGTGTATGCGAACATGCGGCTACTCTGTTTGAGAAAGCAGACGTGAATACGCGAAAAGCTGAAAGAAGATTAAGGTTTGTAAGACTTAAATGCGGTTTTATTAGATTGATTTTGAACTTAAGGAGCAAGTTATGAACAAAGTTACTCAGAAACAGCTTAGAAAACTTTTAGCATTGCATAAATTATGGGAATTTGAGCTTTATAAAGAAGGCCCTCTGGAGCTCAATGACTGCGATTTAAGAGGTTTAGATTTTAGCATGAACGATTTAAGCAATATTGACATGTCCGGCTCAGATGCCCGCGGAGCTAATTTTATGGGGTGCAAACTCCCTCCGGATAAATATTTGCCAGAGATGTATATCGGAGATTCGTGGGGAGCGGATTTCTACGGAAGTACAGAGTTAGCAGAAGATGCACTTAAGAAAATCACCGGTTCAGAAGCCGCATAGGAGAATATTATGAGAACAGAATTACAAGCAGTCGGAAATGAAGCTATGAATGTCGTAGCTTTGAATCATGGGTCACCACTTCTTCAGGGGAATATGTTTGTCATGATGTTGCAGTTGGCGGAGGTAATGGCGAAATCAAATACATTGCCCCAGCATTTTCACAATAAGCCGGGCGACTGTTTGCGAGTTATTGAGCTTGCCCACCGAATAGGACAATCTCCGTACGCGATTGCGGATGGGTCTTATGTCATACAGGGAAAATTTGCGATGGATGGGAAGACAATGGCGTCTATTATAAATAGTCACCCCTCTATTTTAGGTTCTTTAAATTATACGTATCAAGGCGACAAGAGTGACGCAAAATCTTACATTTGCACTGTGTCGGGAAAACTTAAAAGCGAATCAGAGCCGCGCACGGTAGAAGTGTCTCTCTCTCTTGGATTAAGTGACAGCAAGGGAGCTCGCGCAAGATGGGAGAAAGACCCAGATCAAATGCTGGCTTATTACGGCGCAAGGGTATGGGCGAGACGGCACGCGCCAGAGGTGATTGGCGGCTTGTATACTCCTGACGAATTAAAGACGATTGAGCCTGAGTATGAGGTTATATCTAAGCCATATTACGTAGACAAGCCTAGCCCCGGGGAGCCGCTTGTGATTGAGCCTTCGGTTTCCATCGAAGACCAGCTCGACGCTATGCTAGAAAGTCTTCAAACAGCTTCCACGCAAAATGAACTTAAGCGACTTCTTCGAGACGCGTGGAAGTTTGCAAAAGAGAAGGCTCCTTATGCTCTCGAAGGTATAAAAGATATTGCCGAAGCCCGCAAAGAATTTCTGGCAGCTGAACAAATAGATGAGGATGTGCCACAATGAAACTCTACGAAGTGTCTACAGAGTACCAAATGATTTTAGAAAGCTGTATCGACGAAAATGGAGAGATTACAGATATCGCGCTTTTCGATGGCTCTTTTGAAAAATTTAACGATAAGGCGATTAACGTTGCGGGCTACTTTTACAACTTAGAAGCAGAAGCGGACGCTATACGCGATGCTGAAAAACGAATGGCATCACGTCGGCAATCTATCGAGAAGCGCGTTAAATTCTTCAAAGATTATTTGCTGTGCAACATGAAGAGATTTGGTATTCAAGAAATCAAGCACCCATACTTTAAGATTTCTATTGCTAAAAATCCGGTCTCTGTTGCTTGCTATAATGAAAAGCTGATTCCTGATATCTATATCAATGTCGAGACGGTCGAGAAAATAGACAAGATGGCAATTAAAAAAGCATTGCAGGAGGGCAAAGAAGTCCCCGGGGCAGTATTGGAACAACACGAAAGGATAAAAATATCATGAGCGAACAGGGGTATAAAATGACAAACCCAAACAAACTACGTGAAAGAATAGCTATAGCGGCACTAGAAATCGGGATTAATAAGTATGGATTTCACGAATTTTTAGATACCGCAAAAATGTCCGTGCAAATAGCTGATGCCCTAATAGTTGAGCTGAATAAAAGCTCAACTGCTGAAAAAGCGAAGGATGAAAGTAACGAAGAAAAACCTTTTACTCTCGAGGAGCGCGTTCAATTCTTCAAAAAATATTTGAGCAGCAAAAACCTCACTTTAACAAATAAATAGGAGCCTAAATGACCGAAAAATCTGACATACAAAAGCTGAAAAAATGGATTGAGCTCGAAATTGTAAGGCTGGCAAAAGAAGGAGCATTAATATCTAACACGAAATACGCGCGAGAGTCGGCTTTGCATAAGAAGTACGCATATCAAGACGTTCAGAGTCAACTTAAGAAATTACATTTAAAGTAATGCGTTACTAATTAACCATAACTAAAGGATTTAAAATGAAATATGTAATCGTTAGAACTTATTCAGCAGGTGTTTTTGCAGGAGAATTAGAAAGCAGGAACGGACAAGAAGTGATTCTGTGTAACGCGCGCCGCCTGTGGTTTTGGGATGGGGCTGCGTCATTATCTCAATTAGCAATGGAGGGCACGAAAAAACCAGCAGAGTGTAAGTTCCCTTGCGAAGCTTCTCGAGTCGAGCTACTTCAAGCAATTGAAATTTTAGATGTAACTGAGCAAGCTAGAGAGTCAATTAAATCTGTGCCTATATGGTCGGCGTAACTGTAAAAATCCGCGAGTGTAGAGATTTTCTACGCTCGATGAATGAAAATATCAAAATTTTAGGGGCCTCATGTTAGGTCACCATACAGCCGATGGCTATGGCATAGGCTATAGCTCGTGCTCAGGCGGCGTTTTCGGTTCAGGGCTAGGTGATGGCCGCGGACACGGCGAAGGGCACGGCTAAAAAAAGGTGAGATTTATGTTAGATGAGGCAAGCGAGAGCGAGAGAGGAACGGGAAACGGCTTGGGCTCTGGTTCGGGCTATGGCTATAGCGATGGCTCGGGTTATGGCTTAGGCTTGGGCTCTGGCGAAGGCGATGGCAGCGGCTTTGGAGAAGGCTATGGCTTCGGCGATGGCTCAGGCTATGGCTATGGCTATAGCGATGGCTCTGGCTCTGGCTTCGGTTCGGGAGATGGAGACGGCTATGGCTCGGGCGAAGGCGATGGAGACGGCTCAAACGATTGCAACGGCGACGGCTAAAATTAACCACAGGGGATTTGTATGTCAAAAATATACGGAAATGGCTCTGGCGATGGCTCAGGGTACGGCTATAGCGATGGCTCGGGTTATGGCTTAGGCTATGGAAACGGCGAT